CATAAAAGAAAAACCCAGGAACTGACCCTGGGTTATCTTTTGCGAGATTGACATCAAGCATTGTAGAAAAGCTTAATAAAGCCTTCTTCAATTTCCTTCATAGGAAGAACTTCAATTGAATAAAGATCATCCGCAAAGAGCTTGATGTATCCACCTTCTTGGGCAACGGCTTGTAGCTCTTGCATCCCAATAGGGATACAGATGTACATACCGTTTGGTAACGATACCAATGGATGCTTCTGGTCTTCCAGATAGCACCTGTCTAGCACTCGGCTATGTGCCTTTGTGCATGACATATGTACTTCAATAAGGGTGTCGCCCTCAAAGAAGAACACATGGTACGTATCCCCCGAGTAAATGGTTACCTCGTTCATATTTACTCCTTTCAACTAGTAAATAAGGGTTGCATACACCTGAATGGTGCACGTCTAAGTAGCTATAACACTACCTATAAAAGAAAAACCCCCTAACTACACTGGATGTGCAGCAGGGGGATAATCCTTCTTCAAATGCAACTAAGCAGCAATACCAAAGTACTTCTTAGTTGAATCTGTTACATGGCAATTGTTACCAGTATTACTCTGGATATAGCGCCATGATGATAGGGCATCGTAACTGTGTATTACAGCCACGTTGCGGACGATACCCAGTTCAAAACAAATGATATCATCATTGACACGTACGTACCAATGGTTACCGTTTGCATAAACCAGGTTGCCATCTTGGATATGCTTCTTCACCGTATCGAACGCAGCATGGTACTGCATCTCAGATGTGTGAACATATCCATCACATGCCATAAGGAAGCGTTCCAGTCTACTTGCTGTACTATAGCAGTTGCTTGGTACGCCGGTATATGTAGGCACAGGCACAGCAAATGCGTGCTCAGTAGTGGTGTCAATACATACATTGTTACCATATGTATCTACTATGTACCACTGGGCACCGTTGCCATGCATGTACCTGCCATTCCTAGCAGCATGTATGATGGTCATGAATGCACGAAACTGTGCATTGTTTAGTTTTGTTGTGATGTCAGTCACTCCTTCACTACTCACTATTTGCGTAACAGGCATGTGAGCTTCCTGATGTTGTGTTAGTTATCAATACTTTCTATTGATACATGCTCATCATCAACGCATGGGTTCTTCATATGATAACGGCATAAGCACCGGAGCAGTAATGTGTCAGAGGTAAGGAGTATACCCCCGTACCCTAGTTAAAGTTTTCTAACACATATACTATTCACTATTACCACCCTATAAATTTTCCCCTACTTTTTAACCCCCTTAGTTATATACCTGTATATAGGTTTTCTTCAAATACCATTTGCTCTCAAAAATTTTTCCCTTAAAAATTCTCCCTAGGAGTTGCTAACACACAAAACCGCTGATAAGTTATCTCTCAAGTCGGAAATGGCCGGCAAAACAAGACAGAAAGTAAACAACTACAATGACTATAGATCCAGAAGATATGACACTAGAAACTACAGATACCTTAGAGACATTCTTGTCTGATTACATGAAGTCTGACTATGACTCGTACAGATCAGCCTATGGTGACACAGACTACGATTCAGACAACTACGGATACGATTACTAATCAATCCCCATACACTAATAAGAAAGACCACTCACTAATGAGAAATCCAACAATGCCAAATAATATAATGGTAGGCTCAGAGAAGTTGTTCAGAACAAAAGCTCCCTGGAGACTAAATAGTTCCTTCATAGGACAGCTATCTAAAGATCACAGATTATTATTGTTTAAAACAATGTTCTCAGACACGCAATACAAACATAGCCTGAATGTTAATAGAATATCTAAGAACCTATATAATATCTCACAGATTAATCATGAACACCTGACTTTTATAGGACTGGGTCAAGATACACAAGTATTATTAGATTTGTATACTACCTATGGATTCAAGTTTGATACAGCTATACTGATTAACAATACTCTACCAGTACACAAGCTGGACCCTTTACTTGCTTCTTGCGCGGTCTATAACTTTTGGACTAAAGATATGGGCTTTGATAACCATATTGAGTGGGCAGAAGTCAACGAGTACGTAAAAACAAAAATTCCAGCTCACCTCTCGAACAGATTAGCTCTAGAAGTGGCTGGATGTTTAATATATGAAAGATACGAACAAACGTATCTTGAGAGCAACTACGCTAAGATATTATATGTTTAATCTTCGTAGTCACTAGGATTGAATGTAAATACATTGGGAATCTCTTTAGCTAGTGATCTAACAACTTGTTCTTGAGATTGTTTAGTTAAACTCACTAAGTCTTCAACGATTTCCCATTGAGCAGTAGTAAAGACGGCTAGAGTGATCTGGCCGTCTTCTTCTGTTGTTACGGTGATGACAGAGTCTTCCATATCAGGAATGTCGTCTAGACTAATTTGAAACTCTCCTGACGCACCACTCATCTCACCAGAGACTAAGATTCTCTTCATCAGCTCTATAAAGTATTCCATATGGGGACTCTTTCTGCTAGGAGTTGTGTATCAATTTAAAAAAAAATAAACGCCCGAATTTTTTAGGCGCGGTTTTGTTTAACCAACAGGTGGCGTAGGTGGTATATTGCGTGAAATGTCATAGGTACTTCTCATCTCTTGTAAAAATTCATTTACAGACTTTGAACCAATAGGGCTCAACTTTCTATCTGGAATTACTCCAGAAGCACGCACCATTGGGTTACTTGAAAACCTGTTGTAAAGGTTTTGGCGAAAGTCTTGTTCATGTTTAATTACTTTTTCCATTTCTTCATTATATCTATCTGATGTACTAAGAGAAGTAGATTGTCCCAAGCTCGCTTCTAACGTATTTCTTGGTCCTCTATAGGCATCTATGTCTAAGTCAAAACTAGCAAGAACTTCTTGATCACCAAAGACTGACTCTCCTCGATCTACAAAAGTATTTTTTGTAAAATACTCAGGATCAGCTACTCTTGTTGTTCTTGCAGCTCCTTGTATTTCAATAGGGTTACCTCTTGTAAAATACATAGTATAATTACGGTCTTCTGGTCCACTAGGTTTATTAGCTGCAGATCTTTTTGCTGCTACTGCATGAGAAAGACCAGCATCTACTTGATCTCGTCCTGTAGAACTTTGCGGAATACCAAAGGCATAAGTAGAGCCTGGTGGAGTAAATTGTGTACTGTCATACATTGTTCCAAGGTTGGTCCCTGCGTTGCGCATCTCTTCAATGTCTTGAATTTTTGTTAGGTCAGGTCTGTGAGAAACATGTATACCATAGCCTTGGCCAGGTTCTAATGGTGCAAGTTTTCTAGGATTTTTTATCGCTGTACTAGATTGTTTATACATTGCTTTTATTTCACCAGAAGAAGGTTGAACAGTACGAGCCATTGGCTTAACTGATCTACTTACCATTGACTGAGCTGATGCTAGTCTTTTACCGCATTGATCCCTTTGGTGCAGAGGCAACACTCATCATATGCGTATACATATTGCCGAATGTTGTGCCTCTACCCATGATGTCCTCAATAAGTTATTGTGTCTATAATAGTAATTTAAAAATCTTCAGATTTGCGTAAATCTTTACGAATATCTTCTAAAGCTTTTTGAACTTTATCTATTCTGCGATCAAGCTTTTCTATAAAGCCATTTGAGAACTTGAAGTTAAGATTGAGAGACATAGCTGCACCCTCAAAGGCAGAGTACTTGACTATTGCGCCTTCGCTACCAAACTTTAGCTTCTTGTTAGATTTTTCAGTCTTTTTTTTGGATTGATAAAAATTATTATTATATCCTTTGAATTGATAAATATTATCAGTATCTCCTGAGAAGTATTTATAATATTCTTTGTAAAATTCTTCTTCATTACTCATTGTCTATAATCTCCGTCCATTTATCGCCACATTCTCTACATTCAACGAATAGGCATTTTTGTTCTTGCTTTTTGCCCGGCTTAATAATAAAGTTAGTTGGCACAGGGCAGTCTGGACATGGTTCTATGTCAAATTTATTTGGCTGCATCTTTAATCTTGTTTTTTATCTCATTAAACAGTTCTGTGTTCTCACGCAAGTTTGTTATTGCGTTTTCTCTACCTTGCGCAAAGAGTTCACCTTCTTGGTAAATCCACGCACCTTTTTGCGTAAAGATTCCTTGATCCACTGCCACATCAAAAACACATCCATGCTCATCGATTCCTTTTCCGTAAAATATATTGAATTCTGTTATCTTCATAGGGGGTGCCATCTTATTCTTGATGATCTTAACCTTAGAAGTAATTCCAATTGGTATTCCAGCTTTATCTTTAATATCTTCTTTCTTGCGAATGTCGATACGTACAGATGCTGCGTACTTCAATGCCATACCACCCGGAGTAGTCTCCGGATTGCCAAACATTATACCAATCTTACTTCTTAATTGGTTAATGAATATAATAAGAGTTTTGTGCTCATTAGCTAGTCCAACAAGCTTACGCAAAGCTTTTGACATCATGCGCGCCTGCAAGCCCATCTGGTTGGCTTCCATATCGCCCTCAAGCTCTGCCTTAGGGATCAAAGAGGCAACTGAGTCTACTACTACCAAACCGATCTCACCGGTCCTAATAAGCTTATCTACGATCTCTAACCCCTGCTCGCCATAATCAGGCTGTGCAAGAAGTAGCTCATCTAGATCTACGCCAACAGCTTGCATATAGATTGGATCGAGGGCATGCTCTGCATCTACGTATGCACAACGAATGCCAAGCTTCTGAGCTTGCGCAACTACCGACAAAGCAAGTGTCGATTTACCAGAAGACTCTGGTCCAAATATTTCTACTACTCTACCTTTTGGTAGACCACCAATTCCTAATACCTTATCAAGCGATAAGGCACCTGTTGGAATTGCGGGCCATTTTTCAAAGTGAGAAGAACCTAATCTCATCACAGATCCGGCACCAAATTGTCTTTCGATTTGAGCTATGGCCAACTCAAGTTGTTTTGATTCATCCATTGATATATTCTACCACAGCTGATTTCTTAATGATAGATTTAGACTCAATGGCTTTTATTTTATCTATCACTTGCTCTTTTGCTTGTTTCAACTGCCAACGCAATTCGTAGTCTGCAGCAAGTGTTCTTTCATTGATTTGTTCTAGCAACCTATACAGTCTGTTTAGTTCTAATTGTTTTTGGTTCTTTTTTTGCAAGAGAAAAACATCTTTCGTGATATACTTTGGGACAACAAATATAGCACAGAAGCGCAGGAATAACAACATATGAAAAAAGTAGAGTTTGATCTTGATTATGTCAGAGCAGTAAAACTATTAAAGACAAAGATTAACACTCCGTATGATTTAATTAGATACTGGGCATTCAGTGGTCCTTGTTTAGAATCTCATCCATCAATAGAAAATATTTCCGAGTAGGATTTGACAATCACTGTGCAGTGGGGTGTATAATCTGTATACAGCAGCCCTTTCTAAACTATGGGTTAGCCGTAGCCTGCAAAGCATACACGATAGTTTAATAATACTACGTGTATCAATACACTGTACTATACGGGTGCTTAAAATTATTTTTAAGTTACTATAGGTTCAAAGACCTAGGAGTTAGTGTATGAGAATATATCAAATATTCTTCCCAGAATTAGCAACGTATGTTAAGTTTAAAGTTCTGGACCCAGAAGAGATCCAGAATTTCTTGTCGACATGCCCTAAAGTTGATACTGAATTAGAATTTAAAAAATTTAAGAAGAATGTTATTGAGCATTTTATTTTTAATTTAAAGAATGAAATCTCTGAATGTTTACGAGCAATGTCACGCAAGTCCGCTGAAAAATGCATAGATGCAGTATATGCAGGCTGTGTAATGTTAAACCCAGGTTTGGATATAGACCGGATGGATTAACATTGCTTACGATGCACCAATGCATATTAATCCATTTCTATTTGATGATGACGAAGACTTAGTATCTAATGCCTTTCTAGATACAATTAAAAACTTTAGAAACAAATTTCCTAAAGTAGACGAAAATGACCTGCCAGTATCAGGTAATGCTAAGGAAAAAACAAAAGTTAAGCCTAAACAGATTACTAAGCAAAAGTTTCTTGGTTTAGAGCCTTATCTTAAGAATAACATTATTGGCCAAGAGAATGCTGTTAGTGCTTTAATAAGTGCCTTAAGAAGATCTCAAACTGGATTACATGACCCAGATAGGCCATTGGGAGTTTTTCTATTTGCCGGATCTTCCGGAGTTGGAAAGACACACCTTGCTAATGCTTTGCATAAATATTTATTTGGGTCAGACTATCCAATGGTAAGAATTGATTGCGGAGAGTTTCAACATAAACATGAGAACCAAAAGCTAATAGGTTCCCCTCCTGGTTACGTAGGACACGATGAAGGTGGACAACTAGTTAATCTAGTTAAAAAATATCCATCAACTGTTGTTCTGCTAGATGAAGTAGAAAAAGCTCATCCAGATTTATGGAATACTTTTTTAAGGGTTTTTGACGATGGAGTATTAACTGATGGCAAAGGTGAGATTGTAGATTTTAAAAATACAATTATTATTATGACAACAAATCTTGGAAATGATAAAACATCTGAACATCTACTTTCTGGTGGAGCTGGATTTACTAAGGACGTTAATTATAAGATTGGTACAAAAATAGTTCCAAATAGGTCAATTGTTGAACGTAATACAAATGACGCAGTTAAAAAACACTTTAAACCAGAATTTTTAAACAGAATAGACAAAACTGTTATTTTTAACTATCTATCAGATGAAGACTGTTCTAAGATAGCTCAACTAGAGATGTCGGTCATAGCTGACAAGCTTTCTAAAAAAGGATTCTCAATGCAGTATAATGACAACGTTATTTCTGGTCTGATAGCACAAGGTATAGATTCAATCAAAGGAGCTAGAGGTTTGGCGCAAATAAGAAGAGATAAAATAGAATCTCAGCTAGCGGAATCAATAATGGATAACCCATCTCCTAGAGGTTCTATATTTCAGATAGATTATGAAGATTCTATATTTAAGTTTAATGTTATTAAGCCGTCTAAAAAACAGGACTTAATAAAAGAAGTATAGTTACTATAAAGTTGTAATTAGTTTAATTTAGGAGATAATCATGGCAATAGGTTCATCAGTAGGAGCTAAAGGGCTCATGTCAACAGCTAGAAGTAGTATCAAACAAATTGGATACAAAAGAGGTGCTGCAGTTGCAGCTGGCGTAGTTGGTGCAGGAGCTATCATGAGAAGAAGAAAATCTGGATTAGACAAAACTTCAGGAAGACCAACTGGAATAAGGAGTTACTAAAATGGCTAGACTTAACTCAATGTACAATTCCATTGGATCTATGGCTACGAGAATGTTGTACGGAACACAATCAAGTTCAAAAATGGTAAATTCAACAATGGTAAATTCACCAATGGCAAAAGCAGCTATTGCAGCATCAAGAGCACATGGCGGTATTGGTGGAGCAGCAATTGCAAATATGGTTAATAAGAGAGCAGCAATTGCAAATAATGTTAAAATGGGAAGAAAAGTAGTTGGCGGAGCTGCTGCCATGGGCATGATGGGCATGGCAAATAGACCAAGTCCAGTAGGTGGGTATAATCCAAGAAGGCCGGTCGTGCCTGTTCCCCAAAACGGAAGGCCTATATAAGATGAGTAATTGGGAAAGTTTTATTAATGAGTCAGGTGATTTCGAATTGCCCAATTTCTTATATAGAACTATCAATGATTTAATGAAACAATCTTTAGATATGGGAACTCTATTATCTGGAGATCAACATAAATTAAGAGCCTACAAAGAACAGACTAAAAAAATGTTTAAAGCACGTTGGTTTGAAATAGCCAAAGCTCTTGAATTTTTTAATATAATAGATCCATGCATTTGTTCTCTTAGTGAAAAAGAACTATATTGTGATGTTTGCAAAGGCGCAAGATTTATAATTAGTTCAACGTTAACAGCTGACGAAATGAAAGAAGTTGGTTTCTTTTTTAATGCAGCAGACAACGTTGACATAGTTAACAAACTTCAAAAAAGTCTTAATGAAATATTAATGGATCGTTAAATGTGTTATGTCCAAGGTGTGATTCTAAGTTAGAAAACATCGTAGAGTTCTTTATAGAAGAACCTAAATTTATATATACAAAAGAATATTATTGTACTAAATGTAAAAGTTCTATGATAGAACATTTTAATAACAATGGTTTCTATGCAACAGAGTGGATTGATTTTAATGTCTAATATAGAAAAAGCAAATAATAAAAATGGTTTTATGAAAGAGTTTGAGTCTTTAAGACCAGATCTTTTTTTTCCAGATCATTGGAATGAAGAACAAGTAAATAAAGCAATAGAGTTGGTTCGACCACAAAAAACAAGAACAGCAATGTTCTCATCTATTCCAATGAATTGTGAGGCAGAGAAATGTATTTATGCTTCAACCTGCCCTTTGTTAAAAGAAAACGTTGCTCCCAAAAATAATCCATGCCCAATAGAGATGTCGATGGTTTCTCAGTTTACTACTGAATACCTTGATCAATTAGATGTTAATCCAAACAACCTTGTGGAAGTTTCAATGGTCAGAGATTTAGTTGACCAAGAGGTTCAATACATGAGAAAAACAAAACTTCTTGCCAAAGAACATTTTATTCAAGAAAACGTTATTGGAGTAGATCAAGATGGTCAACCAATACTTAAAAAAGAATTACACCTCGCGGTAGAATTAGAAGATAAATTACATAAGCGTCGCAAAGATCTTAGAAACCAACTACTTGCAACTAGAGAAGCTAAAGCTAAAGTCGGTCAAGTACAACTTGATACAGCACAAGCAATTTCGGATATTATTAATAAAGTTCAATCCATAGAGAATCAAAGAGAAAAGATTCTTAGACAAAAACTTGGCACTTATGAAATAGATGATTATATTGAATCTCAGGAAATAAAGGATGAGTAAATACGAAGATATAGTCAATATGTACCACAAAATATTTGGTGGCGAGATAGAAGAGATTAGACAACAAGTAATTAGAAATGCAACTATTGGAACTAATAGTATGTCTAACGCTGTTTTGGACATGGCAAAACCAAGAGAAACAGTAATGAGTAGTCTAGATAATCTTGAAGCTTCTTACAGAAAAGCGTTAGAAGCAGAATTAGAAATATCTATTTCAACTAAAGAGAAAAAGTTAACAATTGAAACAGCAATGTCAGCTCCAACCATGAATTTAAATCTTATTTCAGATAGAGCAAAAAGAGAAGAATTAAATACTTTATGGCAAGACATTACTCTAACGGGGGTTAGGGAAAATCTAGGACTACCATCAACCGTAGTTCCATCTGGGAACATTAGAACTGAAACCGCATACCTCAATGTTCCTCAACCTTTACCGGGGGATCCTGTTCATCCTTACTCTACTTTGATGTCTGGTAGAGCAGTATCTGTATCTAGAGTAAAAAGTGGAGAAAGAGCCATGACAGTTTCTGGATCTAGTATACCAACTAGAAAATATTTAGAAACAATGATGGAAAGACAAGATCCTGCACAGTTTATTCAAAATGCAATAGATCAAGGAAGAAAACTTACTTTCATGACCTCTGATATTGAGACTGGTGGAGTTGGCCCATATGATTTAGCTAGATCTGTTTTTGGACAAGTTTACGAAATGCCGACTGAAGTAGCAGTAACTGATGTTTCTACAGCAATAAAAGGACTTACTCCAACTGGAGATACTTTTGACTTCCATATGCTTTTGCCAGAAATGCAAACTCTAACAAGAGGGCAAAGGGGTGGACTACCTAGTGTCCAACTTGGGGGACGTTTGGCAGATATTGAAACTGGAAGATTTTTAGGAGGTGGAAGAACTGCAGCTGGAACTGGAAGAATATTTGATTTAGCAACCCAACAAGGAAGAACACAATCCGCCGCAGAGTTAATGGGATATTTTGAAAAATTAGTACATCCAGATACAGTATTAGTTGGTAATAACTTTATAAACTTCGACATACCAAAATTGGTTGCTACCGCATCTACCCTTGAAGAGTTTATGAAAAATCCAGAAGCAAAAACAATTCTTGAAGCAGTGCAAGAAAAAGCTAAAAGTGGAAATGTTATAGACGTTACAGATTTAGCTAGAAAATATTTGTCTAGAAAAGTACAAGAAAGAATGGCAGCTGCAGCTAGATCAGGTCTGCCCGATGCAGAATTGTCACCTGAAAGTTTAGCTAATATACTTAATGAAGGATTGACGTCTTTATTGTCACCTGAAAGTTTAGCTAAAGCAGGAATAGAAGCACAAGGCGTTAAGCCTTTCAGTATTGAAAACATGGTTACATCAACAAATGTATTGGAACAAATGTATGATTCACCCGTTCCTGGTATGAAACAAGCTGTACTAGATTTAGCTGGTGGATCTCACATTTCTCAGTTAGACGCACAATTATCTATGTCTTTATTTAGCGGCATGGCGGATGAAACTTTAGATATAATAGATCCAGCGAATAGACCAGACCTATCTACAGATAGAGGGCGAGCAATAGCTAGTGCGCTAAACGCAGTTAGTAGAGCTAGTGCAACCGTACCCACTTCTAATATAGCAAGCATGGGAGAAATATCAGATCAAGTATTTAATTTCTTAACCGATACATCTGGCGCTTCAGATAGGACATTGTTGGGAGCAAGAGTTCAGACCATTGGCATGACTGGTGAAGTAGATGGCTTTGTTCATTATAATCCTCAAATAGGTAGATACGAAAAAGTATCAATGGATGGAACAACACGAACTCTTGGAGGTTCAGCTGGCGCTGCTGATACAACTTTGAGTAGAAAAATTAATAGAAACGCTGGTTTATTTGAAATAAGAAAAGCAATGCAAGAAGATTCAGATAAATTAGGTGATGCAGGCTATGTGCCACAAGTAATATCTACTGGAATAAATGTTGCAGAAGCAAGTCAGATGAACTCTACGTTAGCAGCTGTCTCAAGATTTTCTGGACTCCCAACTGTTGCAAGAGGTCCAATGGGATTTTTGGCGACTGAAGCAGACGAAGACGCATTTGCTGCGTCTATGATTGCAACAAGAAAACATATAAGATTTCCACATTTAAGAGATAGACCACAATCAGTAACATCAGGTCCCGGAAGACTTGATAACAATATGCTAGAACGTTTTGATGTTCCAAGCGCAACAGAAATGGCAGCAGCACAAGATGCGGTTTATCAAGGCGGTGCAGGACTAGCAGTTTTAGACCCTGTAATGAGATCTAACTTTGTTGCGCTTTCAGCACAAACAGCTCACATTCCTTACGAGGGAAAAAAAGTAGAAATGGCTAAGGAGATAGCTAAAAAAGCAGAAGCACAAAGAGCATTAGCGGAAGGTAGAATTGTTACTGACGCTGAGTTAGATGCGTTTGTTTCTTCACTAAACGAGGACCAAATACAAAGTATTAATTTAAGAGCAACAGAAAGTTCTCGATATTTATCAGAACAAACAATGATACACGTTCCAACAATGAAGACAACAAGAGTGGTAGATAGTGCAGGACAAGCAACTAAACCATTAATATCTAGATCGCTTCTTGCCGAAATGGTAACAGAAGATTCTTCTGGGGCAACAATACCAATTGTTGATTCTGCACTTTGGAAACAAGCAGGATTAGATACAGCTACTTTTTCTATAGTTAAATCTCAAGACAAGGATATAGTTAACTTAGTTTTAGGAAAAGGTAGAATGAGTAGTGAAAGTGCAAATAAATTTGCTAACTCGTTAATAACAGTATTGAAAGATAAAGAAAAAAACAGAACAGCTGAACAACTTGTGAGTGATGGGTACGCATCTACAATACAAGAAGCACAGGTTCTTAAAAGTTTATTGTCAGGATCTGGATCAAGTGAAGAACAACAAAGGGCATTTACTCAACAGTTAGTTGATAGACTAATGGAGTCTGGACCTGTAGTAGGTGCTCTAGAGGGCAAAGATGCAGCTGGTCCCAAAGTTATTCTTGAAGCTCTTGGCTCGGAAATAAACAATGATCAACCAGCAATAGCAAGAGGAGCTGTTTTTCAAATGCAGAACCTGGGTCAAGAAACGATAAGTATTTCGGGCGCTCTTCCACAAGCAGCACAAGATCAGTTAAATTATGTAGGAGGCGCAGTATCAGCACAGACTAACGCAGAGTTAGCTGGTGGGCTTATGGACACTCATTTGCAAGCTTTGGCAAAAGCAGAAACTAGTTCTACATTTAGAGATAAGTTGAAAAGAACTTTCAGCAGAGCTGGAGTAGATAACGGAATATTTGGAACTAGTATTGGAAGAAATAGAGTAGCTAGAGATGGAGCAATTTTAGAAACTCTTGCTAAAGTTAAACCAAAATTAGCCATGGGCGCAATAGCTGTTGGAGCAGCGAGTGCTGGTTACTATTTAGCTAAGAGAAATAGAACAAACAGGATGTATGATGAAGTAATGCATCAACAGCCATATGAAGAACAAGGCCTTGTTCAAGACGCTAATTCTGGAATTCAACAAGATAATCAACAAACCAGTGCAAGAAGAGATCCTTTAGTAACTGCCGGAGTTGTTGGAAACTTAGATAGAAATAAAATTGGACACACTGCAATGGGTCCAAATAAATACAACCATCTTTACGGAGGATAACCTAAATGCCAGTAAACGCAAATTCAGTAAGTTCAGGCATAGAAGCTGGTATGGGACTATTGGGTAAGGTAGGTTCATCCTATGTTGGACAAGTAGCCAAAGATGTTATGAGGTCAAAGTCTGCTAAAGGAGCAATACTTGGTGGATTATTTTTAGCTGGGATTGGAAAAGAAGTAGTAAGACCAAGCATTAAAGCTGGTATGGATGTAGCTTTTGATGACCCAAATGCAGATCAAAAAGTATTAGGAACAGATTTAACTCCTTCAATGTTGATTGGCGCCAATGTTGGAGGTCCCATAGGAGGCCTTGCAAGGGGGCGTAATGCCTACAGATTCGGAGTTGGGGGAACTGACCCATATACTGCTCAAAAGAACGTAGGAAGAGGAGGAGCAGCTCTTGGTGCTGTTGGTGGCGGTATACTTCGGATACCTAAAATCTGGAAACAAAGTTAAGGGAGCTATAATGGGCGCAACTGCTGGCGCAGCTGCTGGTAACGTAGCAGGTAGAGTAACTGGTGCAACTGGATCTTTAATGTTTGCTAAAAACTACGCACAAACAAATGCACAAATAATAAACGAATCTCCTTTTTATAATAGATCATTGATGACAGCAGACAGAATGAATGCTAGCGGAAATATTGTTCTTGGCGCCCATAATACAAGAAAAGGTCAATACTAATGGCTGGAATGGATAATTTTTCTCAACAAGTTCAAAGTGGGGCTCAGGCACCACAACAAGAATTACCACTGGCAATGAGGGCATTGGCTGCAAATCCATTCCAGATTAGTCTTACTGCTCTGGCAGGACATAACATTGGTAGATTTACAAACACTATGTTCGAAGGTGGATTCCTAGACACCGCTACTGGAGCAAGTGGAAAAAGATCTGCAGTTAAAGGGTTTTTAGGAAGAAGAACAGGTGCTTACGCTGGTAATGTCATGCAGGATAATAGCGCATACGCTATGGGTTCTGCATTCAGAAAGAATATGCCATCATTTACTGGAAAAATGGGCAGAAACTTTGAACAAGGTGGCAGAAAAATAAAAGCATTAGCAGCAAACAGTCCACTTAATCCATTTGGTATCAGAAGATTTGATTCTTTAGCCAGACTTGCTGGAGACACTAGTCAAAAAGGAGTATATACACCATTCCAAGCAACAGGTATGATTACGGAAAAAGTTTTTAATTCTAAAGGAAAACTTGGAAAAGTTTTTAGGGGTAAATTTGCAGATGAACTTAGTCCAACCGGTCAAATAGGAGAAGGAAAAACCATATACAGTGGTGGTGTTTTTGGTCGAATAAATACCATGGGCAAAATAATGGATTACGAAAAGCAAGTAGATGCTTTTAAAGCTTTAGGTCCAAGGAATCCAGCTAGTTACACCAGAGGAGAAGCAAGAATAGCAAGAAGAGCAGAAAAGGCAGCAACTAAATTAGCTAAATTTGATCAAAATATCATAAAGCTTGGAATGCAAACCGACGCACCATTTATGACTTCAGCGATAAATAATGCTAGTTCCCGGAATGAGTTCTTCTAGAGCAGCAGGATTTAGAAGCACTTTGTTAAACGATGCTGACTTTTTACAAGATACAATAAATAAAACAGGTAGAATGAGAGCTGTGTCACAAACCTCTAAGGGATTTGTATCTAGAAGAATTCTCGACCACGCTGGAATAATGATGGGTCGTGGAGCTGAGTTTTATGGGACTCGAGCTTTTAACAATACTGTAAATACATTTGCTAAAGCCATGGAAGGTTCTAAATTCGGCGGACTAGGGGCAGCAGCCTTGGATGATACGGCACATGGATTCAAGAAGGTTATGGGGATCTATGCCGCCGACGCTTCAGACTTACTCAAGTCTGGTAACACTAAAATGATTAGACAAACAGCTGGAAAATTAGGTATGGAAGCTTTTGCTAGAAGAGAATTTGGCACTGCTGCAAAGATGGCTATAAATTATACAGGTACGCACGGAAAATTTGCCATGAAAGCTTTTAATGTTGTTGGTACAGCTAGCATAGTATATGATCTTGGTAAAGGCGTAGGAAAAATGATGATGGGAGGCGTCAATCTTGGTAAAGATGCGCTAAAATCTATGCAGGGCAGTATGAACAAACCATTATTTGGGGCAGGATTTAAAGACAATGAAGTTGCAGCAACATCAAGATCTAGAGGAGTTATGGCTATACAAAACTCAAGACTTAATGCAAGAAGTGCCCTTGGATCAGAGGGTGCTATGATGGCAGCACATTTTGGATAATATATGAGCACAACTTTATCATCAAGAACTAAAAAGTTTAGACAAGATTTAGAAAAATTATCTAGAGAAGATTTATTAGAAATAATAAAAGATCAAGACATAGAAACATTCAAACAAATAAATAGAATTGAATGGGTTTTTCAAAATAAATTAAATCATTTAAACTGGGCCGATGGAAGCACAATAACGGAACGTCCATTAACCAATAAAGAGTTAGCATTATTGGTAGACGAACCATTTGATCTTGATATGGATCTTTTGGATCTAGGAATCTCTGGAGAGCAACAAAGGCAAATACATATAGCTAAAGACCCGTGCGTGTGGGCAAGACAATTCTTGCAAGCAGAAACAAGAGTTTATCAAACTCTAATATTGAGAGATCCTGCATTAAGAAAAGTTCTAAGAGCTGGTCGTCGTCTTGGTAAAACTTTTAGTATGGCAGTTTATTTGTTGCATTACAGTTACACTCATAAAGACGGAAGATGTCTTGTTATTGCACCAATGAAATCTCACGTTGAATTAATTTATCAAGAGATTTTAAGACTCGCATCTAAGAATGAAATTGTAATGAACTCTATAGTAAGAAAAGTTACAAGTCCTCAATTTATGATTCAATTTTCCAATGGATCAACGATTAGATTTTTTACATCTGGTATGCGTTCTGGTGGAAAATCAGACGTAGCTCGTGGTCAAGAAGCCCATGTTATTGTTCTTGACGAAATGGATTACATGCACGCAGATGACCTTGACGCATTATATGCAATGCTACAGAAAACGGCAGAAGACCAACCAGACAAAGTTTTGATTGGAGCTTCAACTCCAACTGGTAGAAGAGAACGCTTTTGGGAGTGGTGTAGGTCAGAAAGATTTAAAGAGTTTTGGTTTCCTTCATACTGTAATCCCTATTTTGCTAAAGAACAAGAGGATGAATTTAGAGAGCAGTATTCGGAAATAGGATACAGACACGAAATTGAAGCAGACTGGGGTGAAGACGCAGAAGGTGTATACCCAAGAAAATATGTTGATAAAGCTTTTATAGAACCAAACTGGAATTACGACGCTGAGCTAAAGTCAGCTAGATCTTTTCACGTAATAGGAGTTGACTGGGACAAGTATGGAGCTGGTACAAATATAGTTGTTTTAGAGGTATGCTCAGACACATATGAGGAAGAAAGATTTAGAAATAAAGTAAGACTCGCCTATAGAGAAGAAATAGAAAGATCTGAATACACATTAACTAAAGCAGTTTCTAGAATTGTTGATTTAAATAATATCTTTATGCCAAAACATATTTACGTAGACAGAGGATATGGAGAAGTCCAGGTAGAACTGTTACATAAGTACGGAGTGGAAAATCCACTTTCCGGATTAAAGCAAAAAGTTAAAGGGGTTGGATTTGGAGAGTCTATAGATTTAAGAGATCCATATACTAAACAGGTTGTTAAAAAAGAAATCAAACCATACATGGTGGATAACTTGAGACAATATCTTGAAAAAGAATTATTAATGATTCCAGAAAAAGATAATGAAATGTATATGCAATTGATATCTTATGTTGTATTAAGAACAACTCAAACTGGTAGACCAGTATTCGAAGCTGGAGGATCAGCACAGGACCACGCACACGATGCACTAATTTTAGCCTTGCTTTCTATAACTCAAAACTATGGAGATTTGCATAAAGCAAGGTATACTACAACTACAAGCTCATTTTCTAATACGTTCTTCATGCCAGGAAGTGGAGATAGAGAAGATGATGATACTGATGCAAGTAAAACAAAAGTATCAAACAGAACAGACTCTCTAGGTGCAAAGACATCATTAAGAAAAAGTTTTAGCAGACGTGCAAGTGCACCAATTAAAAGACAGGTATTTTAAAAATGGCAAACTATGGATTAGGAAAATCTAATGCAGTAGAGGATGTTTTTGCTGACCCATATTCTGATGTGTCTTCTTTTAACTCTGTAGAAAAAAGACTTAATGAAGCAGGTATAGAAAATTCTAATGGATTATTAAATTATACTAATGTTTCACAAATACCGATTGGACAGGTAAGGTCCTACGTGTTTGATTGTGATCAAATTATTAAAAAATTAATTGAAGAATTAGATGATAATTTACTTAAGGTTAATATTAATGCATACGTTTCTGTAGATATGGAAAATGCACATAAAGCAGTTTGGCAAGATGCTCAAAAGTATTATAGTGATCAACAAAATGATGAAAACACATTTACAACCATGGAAGTAAAGTCTGCTCCAGATTTTATTTGCTACAGACAATATACATACGCGCAAGAGCACAAGTGCAGAGCTTGTAGAGAGTTTGTAAAGCAGTACGATATAGCTATTTCTCATACAAGTTTTGGACATTTAATAAGTCTAAAAAAAATACTAAACTACATTCATAGTGAAGTTTCAACAATAAAAAATATAGTTATATATTATTTAGGGGAAGAGTATAAAGATGAAACCGAAGGGGAGATTGCAAAACACCTCGCAGACTGGACAAAAGCAGTTACGCACTATACGAAGCAGTTTGCCAAAGAAATCACAAGCCAGCCAGTCTCAATTCCACAATCCGAATTGGATCAAGTCTCTAAAAAACAAGCCGCTCAATTCCAAGCTTTTTTTTCGATCAAAATAAATTCAATGTCTTCTGAAATAAATTCTATACTTGGCTTAATCAAAAGGGACTGTGTTGACCTAGGTGATATGTTCTATAACAATTATTTAGTTCCTGCAATGACATTTAAGTCTAAATTAATAGAACCAATAATGACAGACATTAATACCACTTCTTTTGCAAAAAATGCACCGATGTTGACTGGCGAAATGATCATTGCAAGCAATGCAATAATTGGAAATTTAGGATCAGTAACTACTGACCTTGTAGAAAAAAGATTAAATTTAGGCAAAAGAATGAGAGCCTATTTAGATCTTTTGAGATTAAAAAGAAGATATATTAATTATATAATTCAATTAGAAGATTTTGCTGCTCAAAGAACAATAGCATTAGCTTCTCCGACGGCAGATGACGTAACTAGATATAATGATATATTTGATCAAATATATGTAGATAATTCGAAAAGAGAAAATCTTAGATCTTCACATAACGACCTAGATGATCTCGACGGAGATGCCCATCCTCAGTATTTAAGAGCTGACGGCGGAATAATAAAGGGCGACATAACCATCCAAAACGGGGCAAAGATAGATGGCGTTAGCTTAGCAAATCATAGTCATAATTTTGAAGATGGAAGCAATCCAATAAGTGCAAGCTCAATAGATTATCAATCTGCAAGACAAGATTATTATGATAACGTTGACAACAAGCCATATTCAAACTTAGTGTTATCGGGTTTTGAATCTGTTAAAAAGATAGGTGGAGGACACGAATATAGTGCCACCTTTGAAATTGAGGTAGATGATGATAAGATTAGCACATATGATTTTGAGATTCTTTACAAAGAGTTATAACAATGCCTTGGTTTAATTATTATACTGCATCAAATTTAGAAACGTCCGTAAAGCCTCCTATTAGGAGATCAATATCTTTTCCAGCACTCGCTGACAACTTAAAGGTAAATGATTGGATTCACGCTCCATTGGATGAGTTAAATATAGGTCAAGTTTTTTCTTCGTCAAACAACGTTATTGAGCAGTCTTTTGATCAAGATTCATATTTAGTTACATATGAAACTGCAACATCGACAACTGCAACCTACTCCTACATTGACGCTAGTAATAATCTCTACTTTAGATCTTTAACAGATGTAAACGCAGGTTCAAGACCAGACGGCGCATATTATATCTACTATCATAGCGATAACATTCAATATATATCATTGATTGGCAGTAACTATGTTAGAACAGTAAATCCATCTGGTTCAAACTTTATGGGATCTCCAACTGGCTCTGGCTCCAATCTTGTTAACTACTATTCTCATTCCGTAGTAGCTGGATCCTCAAATGTGCGAGTATCTCAAATTACTTATTTGGGAGACCCAGGAATATGGGTTAATGGAAAAACACAAACTGTAGGAGCAAAAGTATTAGGAAACTTTGATGGTCCAAAGTTAATTATTTATGGAGATAAGGGTCCAGACAAAGGAAAAATAAACCTTAAAATAATTAAGACCTCTGCAACAACAAGTGGACAATCAGTAGTATATACCTCAAACGGTATAGACCTTTACAATACAAATGCTGTTGTAGATACTCCAATATTTACTATAGATTTAAATACGCAAACTTCTGTTACTGGGCTAAATGCATACGATGATTACTATGGTTCTTTCTCTTACGAGATTGAACTTCTTGCAACCAAGAATCAATCTTCTAGTGCAACTGGACTCTCAGTAACAAAACATACTTACAGTAAAAATTATAAACTTTCTTTCAATAAAGAAGAGATAGATCCTTCAATATCTTTTACAAGCACCGGAGTAATACGATGACAATTATTAAAAAAACAATTACACGGATTAAAGCCAGACGCTAACTATCTATTTGCTCTCAAGCCTAAGAATACTGAGATAGTAGCTGTAGATGATTTGCCAGAAACGATACGAGTAAAAACTCCAGCAGTTTCTTCGGTCCCATCAACTATAACTGGTTTTGGAATTTCCGCAAACTTTGAAACAGTAATGTTTTCTTTTAATCCAGTTGATGACATTGACTTAGACTCATATGCATATCAATTGTATGATATTCCTAATCCCACAAGCTCAACCACACCAATAAAAAGTGGAAGAAATAAAGCTAACGTATTTACAATCTCAGTAACTAACTCTACTGATTCTACTCCTAAAACATATTATGGAAGAGTTGCAGTAGTTAATACTGCTGGAACTCCTCCTGTATATACTGATCTTGTTTCATCTGGTACAACTCCATTAATTGAGGAACAATATATTTCTAGCTTAACTGCAGCAAAAATTACTGCAGGAACAATAGGTGCACACACGATAACTTTAGGTGGAGTAACTTCTGTTATTAAATCTTCCACATATAATGGATCTTTTGATGGAACTCAATGGACAACCGGAAGTGCTGGGTGGTTGATATCTGGTTCTGGTCAAGCAATTTTTGATTCATCTCAAATAAGAGGTTCAATTGCAGCGGCATCAATAAACTTAAACACGCATAACTATTGGCTTCCAAATGCAGGAACGCCAATTTTTAAAGTTGGCAATGCAAGTAATTTTTTTGAATGGAACGGAACCAACGTAATAACTACTGGAACGGTAATCACCAACGCTACAGTTTCTGATGGAACGGTTGGAGGAATAAGTGCAGGCACAAATAAAATATTTTTAGGAACTGGAACATACGCAAACGCAAATACTCCTTTTTATGTAGACACATCTAGTAGATTTTCTTTAGGGGATAAGTTAGCTTTTGATGGGACTAATCTTTCTATTGCTGGAAACGTAACCATAGGTTCTCAAACTGCAACAGCAGTAAGTGCTGCTGTAACTACGGCAAATAACGCAGCGACGGCAGCAGCAAACGCTCAAACAACAGCAGATGGTAAAATAAATGGAGCAGCAGTTAATGCAAACGTAACTTCAATATCTGGTGGAACAATTACAACTGGTACGATTAACCTTAATAGTGTTAACGTTAACACTGGTACTTCTGGAGCAAGGTTGAGCATTGATTCTTCTGGCATAAAAATATATAACTCTAGTGGTACAAATACAGTATCCCTTAACTCAGATGGTTCAGCATCTTTTAGTGGCTCTTTATCTGGAGCAACTGGATCTATTGGAGCTAACTTTTCAATTGGCACAAGTTGTTCTATCGGTGGAAGCTTAACCATTGGAAATAATGTAAGAGTAAATGGCGCAACTGCTGATGGCGACATAACAACATTTAAAATTAGAGGAGAAGACAATGCAGATGACAAATGGACTTTAAGAACCCAAAGACAAGATGGAGGAATTAGCGGAGGTTTTAGAAATGATGGAGCTTTCTTTTTGCCGTATGTCTATGGAGATCAAGTACCAGGGAATTCGATGGCAATTAGGGACCTTTTTATACGAAGCGATGGAAAACTTGGCTACAGTAGTTCAAGTATAAGATTTAAGGAAAATATCAAAAATCTTGATTTTGATTTAGACAAATTTTTTCAAATACAACTTGTTGAATTTACTTATAAAAACAAAGAATCTATAAACACAGAAGAATCAACTCAGGTAAAACAACAAATTCAGTATGGTGTTATAGCAGAACAATTATTAGAAGTTGGATTCAATGAACTTGTCCAATTTGACAAAAACGATATGCCGGAATATGTTGATTATAAAAAAATTTCAATAATGCTATTTCATGCAATAAAAAAAATGAAACTAGAAATAGATTCTTTAGCAATTAGACTTTCTGCATTAGAGAATATATAATATCTCTTATGCAAGATGATTAGGAGATTAAAATGCAAGATCAAAATTTAGATGTTAATTTAATAATACAAGCTTTTCAAGAAAAAGTAACGCAGCTAACTATCGATAATATTGTAAAAGATGCAACGATTAAGCAGCTTACTATGCAACTCCAACAAAAACAAGAACTATCAGATGGGTTTGATACGCCCGCAGAAACTATAAAGAAAGTAAAATAATGACAAAAAAATCAGTATTACCAGAAGAGCTTGTAGTACAAGCAGAAGAAGCTATTGTAGCTGAAAAAGAAATGAATATTACCATTAAGATTACTAATTCTAATCTTTCTTATAAGAGTGATTTCTCAGAAGCAGAGACAGTTTTTTGGCTTGAAGCTATCAAAGACATCATTATCAAAAAGACGTTTCAAGAGTCCGAAAGACAAAGCTGAATTTAAAGAATAATAAACTGTACTATACAGTATTATCTTTAGAATTTGGAGCTAATTAGCTTATGGCAATACGTCAATATTTACCTTTTCAGAAGTCTGAGCTGTCTGAGTTTGATTTTGAATCAGCTCAGCTAGCTCCAGATAAAATTGGATCACTCAGCAAAGCGATGAGAGTCGCAGCATTTGCCTTGGGTTATCGTGGCGTAAACTATTATTATACTGGCAGAACTAACTTTGAACCTTCTCCGTATAACTTTGATAGAATAATACAGGCAATAGATACTGACTCATATGTCAAGCAGGCAATGGCTAAATACCAGGACTTGTTTTGGAAAGAAGGTTGGCAGATTGTTGGAGAAAATCCAGAAGCTGTACAATACTTATACCAACGAATAGATTACATGGAAATGGCTATGAGAAGGCCGTTTTTAGATTTTCTTATTGATTTATCTGATCAACTATTTAAATTTTCAAACGTATTTATTGTTAAAGCCAGAGCTGATTTAGCAGAATATTTTCCTAAAGCATTAGAGCCAGTAGGTGCTGCACAGCCAGTTGTTGGATATTATCTGATACCAACTGAGCAAGCAAGAATCTTAAGAGATAAGCACAACAAGCCAAAAGCATACTTACAGAGAACTAATCCAATGACGTATGCGCCTACGGACAGAGATCCTAAATGGCCAGCTGAAAGTGTTATACATTTATTCTTTGATAGAAAACCAGGAAGAATATTTGGTACTCCATTCTTAGCAAACGTTTTGGATGACGTTGTCGCACTGAGACAAATTGAAGAAGACATTCAAAACCTAGTGCATAGAGAACTTTTCCCATTGTATAAGTACAGAATTGGAACTGCAGATCAGCCAGCTGAGCCGGAAGAAATAGATCAAGCAGCAATAGAGATTGAAAATCTTAGAGCTGAAGGTGGTTTAATCCTTCCATTCAGACATGATGTTGAGGTTATAGGATCTCAAAACGCAGCACTTGATGCATCAAATTACTTGAATCATTTTAAGGAAAGAGTTGCAGTAGGACTCGGAGTTGCACCACATCACCTTGGAATGAGCATGGGTGGTGGCAACAGATCTGCTTCAGAAAGATTAGATACAGCACTATACGATAAGATCAAACATTTCCAAAAGCAATTTGCTGAGATGGTAAGACTTAACGTTTTTAATGAATTATTATTTGAGGGCGGTTTTGATCCGTTAGTTAATCCAACTGAATCTTCTATATCAGACAGATGTTATTTTAAGTTCAACGAGATAGATGTTGATACTCAAGTTAAAAAAGAAACACATATAATACAAAAGTATGTAAACTCTCTTATAACCTTAGAAGAAGCAAGAATGAAAATTGGTGAAGATCCGCAAGTGGATAAAGAAGGTCTATTTATGTCGGCACAAGGTCAAGTCCAAATTGATGTCGGTTCCGCACAAGCAGATACTCAAGCAAAACTTCAAACCAGTAAAGATGTTGTAAAAGATGGAGACAAACAAACTCCAGCACCAAAAGGCCAAAGAAATATGCCTTCAAACAGAAAAGGCGCAGGCAATGTTATGAGACCACAAAATCAACAGGGTCGTTTAACCTCGCCTAATATTAAGAGATCAGATTCTGCCTGGGTTGGCATGGTTGAAAATCTTCTCGAAGAGCAGTATAATGTAGTGATAGTAGAAGATCAAGAACAACAAGAAAATGTGAATGAGGAAAAAAATGTCAATTAAAATAGTTTCAGATATATCAAAACAGTATCTCTTAAAAGAAGATGCAATTGAAGGATTCAAGATAGCAGTAGAAAATGGTCAAACACGTTTGGCTCTCCAAGTATTGGTAGATATCATTGATGGCATGATGGACATATTCAACTACGCCATGGAAGAAGTCTCAGAAGACGATGATATTATAGAAGTTCCGGTAACAGCATCTGCTTCTGCTCCAGCTGAAAAAGCTGTTGAGATAGCGGAGGTTATTGAAGCTGTTGAAAAAGTTGAAGATAAAAAAGTATCTCCAAAAAAAACAGCTGAAGTAAAAGAAGAACCTAAACAAATAGTAGAATAATGAAACTTATAATAGGATGTCCAATTTATAAAAGAGATTGGATTTTGCCAATCTGGTTTGCATCGCTCGAAAGACAATCTATTCCTCTGAATAAAATTGGTTTTATTTTTGAAACTTCACCAGACGATGAAGCAACTGTAAGAATGTTAAAATTATGGAGACAGTATCATCCTGAGATTCCTTTGTTTGAAATAAGGGAAAGAAATGATATACCTCACTATAATCACGAAGAAAACTCAAGACAGTGGACTATTTCAAAATATGAAAATATGGTCAATCTTAGAAACTCCCTTCTTTCAAGAGTAAGAGAACTTCAGCCTGATTATTATTTTAGTCTTGATTCTGACATAATACTAAAGAACCCAAATACATTAGAACTACTAATAGCACACGTTAATGATACAGCAGACGCAGTTAGTCCATTAATGTTTATGACTCCTTTTGATACAAAATATCCAAGTGTTATGAATTGGGCAGACGAAAAAGAGTTTAAAGGCTATAGAAAAAATAATTACCCCTTGGGAACTTATTTTAAATCTGATGTAATAATGGCAGCTAAAATGATGTCTAAAGACGTTTACAATAATGTTGACTACGAGATACACTCTCAGGGAGAAGACCTTGGTTGGTCAAAGAACGCAGCTTTAAAAGGTTATTCCTTATATTGTGCAAGTTATATATACGCTGCTCACATAATGCACGAGAATCTTTTGCCACAGTTTCAACAAATGGGTGACAAAAGAGAACTTATTACAATTTGAAAACTATATAAAAATATGATATCTTTATATAAAATTGTTTAATGTTATAAAAGTAAATTACTATATATTTCAGGCAATTGAATTATGCGTATATGGAGAACTTAATGAGTTTCGATTTTGTAGAAAATTTTACAGTTAAACTTCCAGATTTTTCAAAAATGGACTTTTCATTTAAGGAATCATCTGATTCTAATCAGGGCTTAATCATTGAGGTTGCAGCCATACATGAAGGTTTAACACGGAAACTATAATAATTATTCTGCAGAGGCTTTAGAAAAAGCTTTGCAGTCTTGGGTAGAGCCTTACCCTAAGCCAATCATTCTTAATCATGATCTTAACTCTGAGCCTATAGGTAGAGTTATGGCAGCAAGAATGGATAAGGAAGAAGATGGTTCATCCTTTGTTCGATTGCAGATTGCTATCACAGATCCAGTTGCTGTACAAAAAGTTATGGACAAGAGATACTTGACGGGATCAGTTGGAGGAAGAGCTGGAAAAGCAGTTTGTTCTATCAGTGGCGACGATCTTGCTAATCTTGACGAAAGCGGAAAGCCAAAAATGGCTCGCTTCAAAAGAGGTCAAGTTTACAAGGGTAAGCTTGCTTTCATCGATATGCAAGACATTTCTTTCAAGGAATACTCTTTTGTAAATCAGCCAGCAGACTCTAAGTCAAGTGTTAGAGCCGTTGCTGCACCAGGCTCAAATGCTATAGCAACATCTGATTCACAGTGGGTAGCAAGAAGCTCAGCTTTTGTTCTCAGCATGGATAAAGAAGATATTTTTTCTGTAGAAGAGAATCAATCACTTTTTGCTAATTTGAAAAGCAAAGAATCAAGACCAGTTTACCTGCATCTAAAAGGTGCGTTTCTTTCCGCTATGGCTATACAGGAAAGCGAAAATTACATTAATACTAATGATCCATTACTATCTGATGAGAATGATAATAAAGATGTCCATGAGGAGAATCTCACTATGAATGAAAACGTTAAGGATGAAGACATTTTGGCTACAGTAGAAGAACTAAGCCAAGATCTGTCAGCACTTTCTAATACAAGTGTTGAAGAGTCACAAGATCCAGAAACTGCAGAAACTCCTGAAGAAGGAGCTGAAGAGGTAGAAGAGTCACTTAAGACTGAAGAAGAAGTAACTGAAGAAAACGTTACAGATAAAAAAGATCTAGAAGATGATGCAGTTGATGCTCTCAAGAAGGCAAATGAAAAAATTGCTCAACTTGAAGCTCAAATTGCAAAAGACTCATCAGCAGCTTCTGATGAGCAACAGTCTACTGAAGTTACAGAAGAAGCAGAAGTACCTACTGAAGAAGTGGTTGATTCCGCCGATGCTGCAACAGAAGAAGAAACTCAAGCAACCGAAGAGTCTAATACGAATCTCACTGACGAAAAAGTAGTCTCTGAGCAAGATGTTGACGACGCTACAAAAAAACTTCAAGAGCTTGAAGAAGAAAACAAAAAACTCAAGAGCGCAATGCATAGAACTCTCGTAGAGAGAGTCGTTGATACAAAGATTGCAACTGGAATTGAGTCTCATGAACTTAGAGAAGAACTCATTGGAGAGCACTTAACACGTAGTGCTAATTCATTGGCTGATTCATTAAGAGATCTTGCAAAACTTCCAATGGCTAAATCAGCCAAGGGAACAATGCCAGAAATCAACTCTGAACTTACTGTCATTGAAGGTGAAGACAATGTCTACACTCTAGATAAGCAGGAAGATTTTGTTCAAGAAGATGAAATAAAAACTCCAGAGCAACTTTTTGTAGATGCTCTCATGGGTCGTCGTAAACTTTAATAATAATACAAGGAGAAAATTAAATGAGTTTAGCAAAATTTCGTAAGGTAGGAACCAAAACTGGTTCAGGCCGTTTCGTAGTTTCAGAGGGTATTGCTCCAGCAGCTTACCTTCTTCCAAGCCAAGGTCTTCCAACCTGGTACACAGACAGTGAAGACGATCGTTTCGAGATTGTCATTCCAAAGGGAACCATTCTTTCCGTAGTTGCAAATTCAACAACCGGTGACGCAATGGTAGTTCCTGCCAATGGTACTGCTAGTGCACAAGTATGGGGCGACACAATTTCTGGTTGGGACCCATTAGCAGGTGCAACTCCAACTACAACCCCATCAGGCGATGGAGTTACCGTTGGTGCAAGATCAGTTCCAATTGGTGTTGCACAGTACGACCTTTACCGTCCATTTGACAAGGGCACCTCACAGGGTGCAGGTTTCATTACTCATGGTTATGTAGAATATCCAATGGTTAGTGGAATTAACGCTGACGTTGCTATTGGTGACGTTGTTCGTTCGGATCACATGGGTCGCCCAGTAAAGGCAGCTGCTGCTAACTTCCTTAGCGGAAGCGATGTCTATTCTTACCTTCAAGTTGGTAAGGTCATAGAGGTAGAAAAGTTTGCAACCAACTTTGATGATGGCTTGCTTTCCTACATGCAACTTCCTTCGGACCCAGGTGCTTTGAAGACAGTATTTGAACTTACTCGTTCAGGTTCTTTCTCAGGCAAGCTTGGTATCCGCAGTAATTTGGATGTTACCAACGTAATTGGCGCATTCCGCGTTAATTTAACAATTTAATAAAATAGAATAAAGAAAAACACTAACAGAAGGAATAATCCTAAGATGAGCAAAACAATCCAAGAGCTCCTCTCGGGTCTCCCAGCTTGGGAAGCCGCGCTGGCCGAAGACGGACACATTGACGAGAACAATAGAGTAACAATTAAGGAAGCATTTGCATCGTCAGACGCAGCTGCCCTTTTCCCTAAGGTTATTTCACGTACTCTTAGAGAAGCAGCAGAACCACAATTATTGGTTACGCCACTTCTTTCAACGGTTCGTTTAGGAAAAGGACGCTCTTTGGAGTTTCCTGCAGTAAACGCAATTCAAGCTGCTGAGATCCCAGAAGGACAAGAATATCCAGAGCAGGCATTAGCCTTCGCAAAGCAGATTGAGGGCAAGGTATCCAAGAAGGGTGTCAAGCTTTCATTCACTGAAGAAGTCATTGCCGACTCATTATGGGACATTGTCGGTCTCCATGTAAGAGCTGCGGGACGCGCTATGGCACGTCTCAAGGAACAGATTGCATTGAGCCGTTTCAAAGATGCTGCAACTATAGCCTTTGACAATGACAGTGGTTCATACGATGATACAACCGGTCGTGACATCAATGGCGCTCTCAATTTGACCGTCACTTGGGATGACATCGTTGACATGGCTGCTGTACTCATGGCAGAAAAGCATGTTCCTACAGACTTTATACTTCACCCACTTATGTGGTCGATCTTCCTTAAGGATGCTATCTTCCACATGGGCGGTGCTGCATCTGCAGTCAACACCAGCTGGGGCTACCGTCCCGGAAACGTTGATGGTGCATTGAATGCAAGTGCACCAATGGGATTGAATGTTATTGTTTCACCTTTCGTAAGCTTCACAGCTAAGAGTGGTGCAACCGCAGCTAAGTCAGATCTTTTCTTGATCGACCGCAATGAGGTTGGAACCATTCTTGTCAAGGATGACATGAGCACAGATCAGTTTGATGATCCTAGCCGTGACATTCGTCAGATGAAGATGAAAGAGCGTTATGACATCGTAATGCTTGGTGACGGTGAGGGTATCACAGTTGCTAAGAACGTTAGACTCGCTCGCAACTACGAGGTTCAAGTTACTAACGAAATGTAATAATCTTAGGGTCCGTTATAGTTACGACACCCTAGTGACAGAGGAGTGGCTTTCGAGCCACTCCTCTGTTGTTATTATGGACTTAATTCGTTACTATATAAGATGAATATTATAAACAGGAGATAGATGTGTCGCTTCCTTTGATTGAATACGCTATTGTCGATAACAATATGGTTGTTATTAGATTTGGTAAGACCATAAAAATTTCTAGTCTTGCAAACGCTAACTTTGTAGTTCAGACAACCGACGCAACGCCTTCTAATTTGGCTAATCCATTTTTGCAAATAAATACAATTGCAGATTATAATCAAATTTCAAGAACACTAAAATTATATTGGGATACAGTTAGACAATCTGGTCAAGAATATAGAATTAGATTAATTAACTTTCTCGATGCTGCTAATGAGTCTATCACCGAAGAACAAATAGTTTTTTGCCAAGCAGAGTCAGCAACTCCATCTGAATTCAATTCTTATACAGCTCCTTTAATTCAAGAACTTCTAATAGAAGATCATTCTATTAGAACAGACGCTTTTACGACTGTTCAAATCCTTGCTAAGAATCCAAGATTTTACATAACTAGTATTGATCCAGAAAATGGAGAATTCTATTTAGACAATGCGTATAATAATGGAAGAGTTATTATATCTTTTAGCTCTAGACCTGCAAGCAACTTTTTAAATAATTCATATTTTAAAGTTCAAAGAAAGAAAATTCAATTTCAGCCAACAAGATGGGAGAACTTGTCCACCAATGTCTCTATGCATTCTTGGAAACCAGAAGTTTACGTAGATTTCCCATCTCTTGACGCTACACCGTCATACTACTCAGATAGCAAAGATTATTTTGAAACAGGATACAAATACAGAATAATAGTTTCTAAAGATATAGGCATTTAAAGTGGCTAATTTTATATATGGAAAAGCAAAACAATCTTTATTAAATGGTGAATTTAATATTTCTTCTGATTCTTTAAAAGTTCTTTTAGTTACAGACTCTTATGTTCCTAGTCAAAATACTGATCAGTTTGTTTCTAACATTTCTGGTTCTTATATAAAAGAAAGAACTTCTTCCTTAACGAATGTAACAAATATTTTGGGAGTAATAGACGCTGACGATGTAACTGTTGCACAATATAGTGGGTTAGCATTTAAGGCGTTAGTAATATATAAAGATTCTGGAACTGATTCAACTTCTAGACTTTTAGCATATATTGATACTGCAACCGGTATACCTTTTGCAGGTATTAATTCAGCAACAAACATTACTATAAACTGGAGCAATGGCTCAAATAAGATTATATCTTTATAAAGGTACGCAATATGGCAACTAGTTATCCAAGTTCTCTAGACAATTTTATTAATCCTACAGCAACAGATAGTTTAAGTTCTGGAGTAGTTCCTCACGCAGAGCAACACGCCAACCTTAATGACGCACTAGAAGCAGTGCAAACTGTTCTTGGAATCCTTCCAGCTGGCAGTTTTTTAACAATTAAAGACAGAATTGCTGCGTCAGAAGCTCTAAACGGCATGAGTGACGTTACTATTACATCTGTTGCAACAGGAAACGTGCTTAGATACAACGGCTCTAAGTGGGTCAATTATGCTGAAGCAAATTTAACCGACGGAGGAAATTGTTAAAATGGCTAATACAATCAGAATTAAAAGAAGGTCTAGCGCTGGAGCAGTTGGATCACCAGAAGGTCTTGCGAATGCAGAATTAGCATTTAATGAAGCTGATGATACACTTTATTATGGCAAAGGAACTGGTGGTGCAGGTGGCACTGCAACCAGTGTTCTAGCTATTGCTGGCCCCGGTGCCTATGTAGGCCTTTCCGGTACACAAACAATTACTGGAAATAAAACTTTCTCAGGCACTTTAGATCTTGGTTCTTCTGCAACCGCAACAACAAAAACGGCTAACAACAACTCAACAGCAGTAGCAACTACTGCATATGTAGACTCAGCAGTTAGTTCAGCTTCAAGCAGCTTTACGGTAGACGCAGATGAGGGCAGTGATCTAACCATTACTGGTTCAGACACTTTTAGAATAGCCGGTGGCACAGGCTTAACATCGGTGGCTTCTGCAACAGATATAATTACTTTAAACCTTGATAACACCGCAGTATCAGCAGGTTCATTTGGTTCTGCCTCATCGGTTGGAACTTTCACAGTTGACGCTCAAGGTCGTTTGACCGCAGCTGGTTCAACAACAATAGAAATTGCACTTGGAACAAATACTTCAGGAAACTATGTAGCAACAATAACTGGTGGAACTGGTGTTACTTCTTCTGCAGCAACAACAGGCGAGGGAACAACTCACTCATTGTCTATTGGTCAAGATGTAGCAACCTCTGCAAGCGTAACATTTGCAGGACTTACGCTTAATAGCGGAAGCATGGTTTTTGAAGGTGCAACCGCTAATGATCATGAAACAACCCTTGCTGTTACAGATCCAACCGCAGACCGCACAATTACGCTTCCAGATGCAACTGGTACAGTAGCGCTTACAAATAACAAGTTAGATGTTTTTGCAGCTACTTCATCATCAGAACTTCGTACAGTGATCTCTGATGAGACTGGTACTGGCGGACTTGTTTTTGCTGATACTCCAACACTTATAACGCCAAACATCGGTGCTGCTACTGGTACATCTCTTGTTCTTTCAGGTGACTTAACAGTTAACGGTACAACCACTACAATTAACTCAACTACTGTGACTATTGACGACAAGAACCTTGAGCTTGGTTCAAGCGCCTCTCCAACAGACGCAGGTGCTGATGGTGGCGGTATCACTCTTAAGGGTGATACAGACAAGACCTTTAACTGGATTGATGCAACTGACGCATGGACTTCATCTGAAAACATGAACCTTCTAACTGGTAAGTCATTCTTAATTGCAGGAACTTCTGTACTTAATGGCACGACTCTTGGTTCAGGAGTAACTGCATCAAGCCTTACCTCGGTTGGCACGATTGCGACTGGTGTATGGAATGGTACGGCAATAGCCATAGCTAACGGTGGAACCGGCTCTACAGACGCTGGAGCAGCCCGTACGGCTCTTGGATTGGCAATTGGCACTGATGTACAGGCTTACAACTCTACACTCGCTGCAGTGGCTGGTGGAACGTATGCTGGCGATGATAGCATTACAACTATAGGAACTATTGCAGCTGGTACTTGGAATGGCACAGTAATTGGCTCAACTTATGGTGGAACCGGAGTAAATAATGGATCTAGCACCATTACTCTTGGTGGTAACCTTGTTACATCTGGCGCCCATGCTACTACGCTCACTACAACTGGCACTACAGGCGTAACTCTTCCAACAACTGGAACTCTTGCTACTTTAGCTGGATCTGAAAGTCTTACAAATAAGACAATTGATTCTT